CTACTAAATTCTGTCCATGTGAGAAATACTGATACATCAAAGAATACTGGTACTATTTTTGGCCATACGATTATAAAGAATACTGCAGTAAGTGCAATAATTCTTCTCGTCCATTGAAATCCTTCATTTTCGTACTTCCGTGCCTTTTCAATAGCATCCATCTGAAACTTTCCGCGTGCTAGAAGCATTTTCTGCTCCGCCTGTTTCGCCTTGATGCTCTGTCCCCAGATGGACATTACTCCACCCAGTACGCTTGATCCAAGCATTGTGACCATTTCTACTGGCAATCCAAACATTATCTTAACTCCAGTAAACTTACTATTCCACCGCGTTTTTTTCTAAGACCGGCAAGTCTAAGAAGATTTTGATTTACTCTTTCCATTAAATCTCCTGGTCCATATACTGCCCTTTGGTATCCTCTCGGAAAAGGGTCATCTCCATATTCGTATCCATATCCTGAACCACCTTCAGAGCCACTTCCGCCACCACTACCGTAGTTGTAGTATCCTCCTGGGTCATTTTGTCCCTGTTGTTGCGCTTCTCTCATTTCATAATATTCAGCTGTTTTGTCTTCATACTTTCCTGGCTCATCATATCGGTCCATTAAATATTTACCTTGTCCAGTCAAAATAGGCTTACCACCTTCAATAATTTGTCCATACTCATCCATGTAGTCCGTGTTACCTTCAATGTCGCCTCGCCTGATTCCTGTTGTTACAGGAGAACCAGATCCCATAATTCGTCCCTCCTTATCATAGTGCTTAGAAGTAGTTCCAATAATCTGTGGAAGTCCAAAAGTTCTAATCCATTCATTAGAACCTGGCATTACACCTCTTTTCATTAATTCTTTTCCTTCAAAACTTAATTCGTATCCAGGTTTAGCTGCTGCTTGCGTAGCAAGATTCCATATTCTGTCATCGTTGCTGACAATTTGTCCAGGAATTTCATCAACTACTATTGTTTCTTGTGTCTTTGTGTCGTCTAACAATGACTGAAGTTCGTTTACTAAATTAATATTTTGATCTGGATTGTTATAGGATACGCTGGGTAGGGGGTTAGTATTCATTTGTGGGGGGGCTACCTGTTGGCGTAGATCATGATGCCCAGTAGGATCTCTTCCTGGTGGGGCCATTGCCTGAGTGGTTACACTAGTACTTCCAGTGCTAGAAGAAGGTACTCCGTTATCTAAATGTCTATTTACCATTATCTTATTCCGGCTCTTGGCTCCTGATAATGTAATCCTCTAGGTAAAGCATGAAGTCTTTCCCACGCTCTTTCAAATTCGTCATATGTAAGCCTATCTCCTGTTCTTTCTATATAGTCCATGTATTCATCCTGAAGTCTTCTGCTTCTGAATTCCTCCAAAGGATCACTGACCAGTCCTTGGTTTAAAAGTATTCCGTATTCACGACCTGAGTCGTCAAATGGTGTTGATATAGATTCAATTCCTCTATCTAAATAATCCTCATATTTTGCTATATCATCCACTGGCTCGTTAATGTAAGTAGTATCATATCCAGGAATTACTTCAGTTTCTTCTTGTCGTCCCAACCACGGCTTCCACCATTTGTCAAAAAAACTAGGCATTTGATCTGTTACTTTAATATCATCCACTACATCAACTCCTGTGCGAGGAGGTAAGTCTGATATTTTCACATCCTCGAGTGGAGGCACTGTTCCGAACCACGGGCCGGTCACATCATACATGTTTGGTTTGAATGTTTTATCAGCATAATTTTGTAAAACTTCTTCCGTAGCTTCCTCTGGAGCAACTGCTCCACCAATTCCAATGGCACCCAAAATATCACTTCCCATTGTTCTTAAATCTTCAAAAAAATCCTTTCCACCCTTTTTCGTTTTTCCAAATGCCTCATTTAAAAGCAGTCCAGTAATTCCTCCTGAGCCCGTAACTTCGTGTGCCATATCAGAAATAGGGTACATATCCTTGTATGTGGGTCTTGCGTGTTCCCTTAGAACTCCGCTGTTTTGTCTGTATATTTCATTCGCTTCCTGCGGTGTGTATCCTAATAGGTCCGAAATGTTGTATTTATCCTGTCTATTATATTGCCTTCTTGCCTGCTTTAACTCATCTACACGAGGATCACCACTCTCAAATCCTCCGTGGCGTATGGCGTCATTTTGAAGATCCATCATGCGGGAATAATTCTGTCCCGAAGGGGATCTCATCAACTCACGCACATCGTCCCTTTTTGTATAATTTATAGAGGGACGACGTGGCTTTCCATATCCTTCTCTGATGGCATCTCTTTCGTTATATGTTACCATTATACACCTGGCACAATTATTACTTTAAGAACTATTAGAACAATAACGACAACAACACCGGCTTTAATCCAGTCTTTCATGCCCCAGTCATTCCATTCTTTGAGATGTCCCCAAATATCTTTCAATAACTTCATATTTACCTCCTGTTTAACATTGTTTATCTTTCATTCCACCACTGACACGTCCGCCGTGGTGCAATTTCACTCTTCCACCTTTCTTTTTCTTAACCTTTCCGCCTTTTTTATATGTTTTTTTAGTTCCACCCTTTTTGTATCCATCCATTTCAACTTTCTGTCCTGTAGATTTAGCGTGTTTCTGAGCCTGTTGAATTCCACCTGAAGTGTATGGAAATTTTTTACTTCCTACCTTTGGCATTTGAGATTCCTCCTTTTTTCTTGTTAATAAGTCCACCTTTTTTTACGGGCTTACTTCCGTATTTTTCCGTCCACCGCTTTGCGATTTTAGGTTCATTAGCCCACATGTACTTTCTTTGCTTTTCGGATTTGAAAGGCATTAGTGTATTGTAGTGCTTTCTTCAGTTAACTGAAACATGCTTAACATGTCTTCCTGTAACTGAAAAGTCTGTGCAAGGGCTTCAAACAGTCTTGCTGCGTCAACTGGACCAAGTGCTTCAACATACATGTTTCGCACCACGGCCAGCATTGCTCCGCATACCTGCAAATAATCTTCCCTGGAAGAAATTTCCTCTCGCGCAGTATTTTCAAAGCGCTGCATGAGGTAACTAATTTTTTCCAGCTGTTTTTTTACCTTGTCCGTTCGCTCGTGATCTGGCATTTTCCCTCGCTATTCTTTCAGTTGATCGGTTTCTTCTGTCCTCAGTTTCAGCTTTCATGGCTTCTCTAGTAGCCGCCATGTTCTCTTTTAAAAGAACCATTGCTTCTGTGGAATCTTCCTTCTTAACATCTGCTGACACTTTCATCAAGTCAATACTTGTATCCGCTTCCAGCTTGTCCCTTTCAAGATCAAGCTTAGCTGAGTCTATGGCTATGTCTTTCTGAAGATTCATTTGAGTTTCCATAGCTTTTAAGTCAATTTCTTGTTGTTTTAATTTAACAAGTGGATCTTGCTGCTCACGGCTTATTCTTGCTTCCTCATCCTGTGCCAACTGCTTGGTCATTTGAGCTTCAATTTTAGCCTGTTCGGAGGCAGATTGATTTACTAATTGATCATTTTGTTGTGATAACTGCTGGAGTGCCTGTTGATTTCCCTGAGCCTGTTGCATCTGTTGTTTTATTTGTTCAAATTGTTGTTTGAATTTTTCTTGAACCTGCATTCCTGCCATTAACGCTATATGCTCTGATACATGTGCCTGAAGCATTGCATATAACTGAGGATTAATCTGAACCATTCTTGTGAACATAAATTCGGCATGCGCCTCTATATGTGCTATGTGGTCTTGCATTGGAAACGCCTTGGGTTTTGATCCACTCATGGCCCCGGAATTTTCCGTTGCCGGACTCATTGGTTCTGGTAAGTCAGGATCTGGTTTTAATAGTGTTTCAACATTATCTACTCCCATAGCATCATACATTCTTCTATATGCTTCACGCAAATTATGTAATTGTGGTGCAGCTGTCGCTAATTGCAATTGCTGCTGCGCCAACGTGACACGTTGCGCCATTGAGAATATATTCGGATCTGATACTGGAATAATGTCAACACGATCATCAAAATCCTGTTGCTTGATCATTTGGTTTCCACCAACAACCATATAAGGATATTGTGGTGGAAGATAAACTTGAAATACTTTTGCAAGTAATTTAAATTCAATTTTTTGAGCATAATGCAATCTCTTGTGAATTGCGCTCATGACTTTTGTTCCGCGTTCAATTAACGCTAATGTAGTTCCAACTGGATTCTGCTCGTTACCCTCGCCCATTTTCATGTCAGCAATTGCAGCAAAAGATTTTCCTGCATCAACTGCAAAACCTAATAATGCAAATAATACCTGTGAAGGTTCCTTATAAGGAAGAGGCAACAGTGATTCCTTTATGGAAGTTCCTGTTACGTCAACATCCCTGAACTCACCTGGTTGCAAAGGTTCATCATGATCACGTATTCGCATGCCACGTGCCTTGAAACCTGCTGGAAGATTCGCGAGTGTGCCAGCATCAATTAACTGCCGCAAAACACTTGTTGCTGTTCGCGATAATCCTCCAAGCATGTGTATTAGACCAAAGCCGTAAAACCCTAGTCCGGGGAGGAACTTGTAATGTACAAAATATTCATTCTTGGCGTAAGTTGTATCTCCTTGCTTCCAGTTTCTTCTTATGGAAAGAATCTCCCTGGAATACTGATCAATTGAAACTATGTATGGTAACTTAACTCCGGATGTGTCTTCAAATCCTGGAACATCAGCATTGATGTGCATTTCTAGTATAACATGCTCTTCATCGCCGGATCCGTAACTTTTTTCCACTCCTTCTAGTGTATTTACCTTTTCTTGAACTTCGCTTGTGTCAACTTCACCTGTTGGTAATTCTATGTCACGGTAAAAATTATTTAATTGTTGTTTTCTAATATCGTTTCCACTTGATTTTATAAGATGTGTTACGCGATCAGCACTTGCAATATCCGTTGCCATGTAGTTTATAACTAGGTCTTCTCCAGCAACAAATTTTGCGACGGCACGTTTTACCAATCCATCATAATAAACCTTCTTGAATGCCGAACCGGCAAGAGGAAGGTAAAAAAGTAACTGATCCATATCTGGATCATATTCAGTCATGATATCAGTAATCTGATAATTCATGAACTCTTGAACCCTCTTCGCCTGATCCTCCACTTCTGGCGTTGAAAGTCCTAAAACTCGGCATCGCACGGGGCCGCTTGGGGGGAGAAGTTCCTTATACGCTTGGGCTTGAAACTGTGTTACAGATTCAGCGAGTAAGGGGTGAACGACCCCGGATGCTCCTTCGAACGGTTGGGTGCGGTCTTCATA